GAATTATTCATAATTTTAATTAGTTATTAATATATTTATTTAATATATTTATTATTTATTATTTACTAAATATAATTATTATAAATATATTTTTATAAAAATAAATTACTTATTTATTATGTTTTATTTTTTATTATCATATCTTAATTATAATTAAGTTTTCTTTTCTAAATAATATATTAATAATATTATGATGATTTTTAATAATAAAAATTATAAGTTTAAAAATAAAAATTTATATTTAATAATTTCAGTGTTAGTTATTCTAGTAATATTGCTTAATAATAGAGATTATATTGAAAAGAATATGAATAAGGAAAAAAATAGAGAACTAGAAAGTTTTGCTAACAATAATAACAATAAAAATACTAAAATAAAAGAATTAAAAGAAGAAGTGGCAAAATTAAAAAAAACGAATAAAGATATTACAAATACTTATTTTAAATTAAGAAAACAAGAACAAAAAAGTCTAAGTAAACAATATGACTTAGCTGGCAAACAACTTAAAAAGCAACTTAAGAAGAAGTATGAAAATTTAGTAGTATGTGAAGAACAAGATTCTATACAAAAATTACAAAAACAACAAGAAATAGAAAATGAAAAAGCAACTAGAGATAGAGTACAAACAGATAATAATAAAATAAATAAGATGAATGAAGTTGTTAATAATTATTTAGAATATCAAAAGAATAAAGGTCCAGAAGTAAATTTATTGAATATTGGTAAGGATATAGAGAATGGTATATTTAAATTGACTGATAATTTTGATAGTAATAAAAAATCAATAATAGATATATTTAGTGGTAAATTTAAATCTGATAATAATGTAGAGGGTTTTATTAATAAAAGAAAACAAAAACCAAAAAAATTAAAAAATAAAATGAATGATAAAAAGCTAATAAAAGAGGGTTTTGTTGTTTCTGAAGAAGAAAATGTAGTTGAAGAAGAAAATAATGATAAGGAATTAAAAGAAAAATTTTTTAAAACAAATAATAATAAAGGAAATAAAGACGTTGACGAGGAAACAGAAAAAAGTGAAGTAGATGAGGATTTACTGTCTTATTTTACATATGTATTTGAAAATATATATTCATTGTTTAAAAAATACTTTAATCTTTATATAAATAAAAATAAACTATTTAATCTAGGTAATATATCTAAAGATAGTAATACTTTAATTGGTGGTGGTATGTTATTTATTATTATATCTATGGGACTATATTTTATTGATATATCTTCTTAATGTTTTATATTTTTTATATTTTTTCGTATTAATTTAATAAATATATATTTTATAATAGTTAATAATTATTAATTTAATTAATAAGTGATATAGCAATATAGTTATATAGTTATATATAAAATGAATAATCTAGTTTCGACAAGAATAAATCCGGATTATTATTATAATAATAAAAGAATTAATGATAATATAATATTTGAAAATGTTAATGAAGATAATAATGAAGATGAAAATGATATATTATCTTTAGAAAGAAAACTAGTAGTTAAACAAAGATATATTATATTATCTAGTTTAGATAGAGATTGGTATAATTTAGATAGTTCTGTTACACCCTTTAACTATACAGCTAAATTAGGTATGAATAATGATACTGAAGTTAATATTTTTACTTCAAATACTGTTAAAAATGTGGTATCATTGGCTGCTACTAAATTATTATTACCTAATAAAAAACTTTATGTAGATTATAGTTTAATTCAAGATAGTTTATCATATAAACCATATATTCTAATTGATATTAATGAAGGTGATTATACTAATGAAGGAACTAATAGTACTGTAAATAACGCAATCGCAATAATGAATTCAGCAACACCTGTTAGTAGAACATTTAGTGAATTAAATTACCTAGAATATAAAAACATAAATGGAGCTGTAAAAAAATATTATAATAATCCAATATCCAATTTATCTATATTAAATATTCAAATGAAGACACAATTAAATCAATTTCCATTTGAAATAGATGATGTTCTTTCTATAGATACTATATATTCAAGTGGTACTAATTTAAATGAAAAATTAAATATAAAAACAACTACATTTTTTAGTAATCAATACCAAACTGGTGATATTATAAAAGTGAAAAATTACGTTTATCGAGAAACTGAAATATATAAAAGTGATAGTAAAAGTTTTAATTTATATATAAATCGTGAAAAAGGACATAAAATAATAGATATTAAAAATAGTAATTTTAGTTATTTTACTATAACACAATCAGGAACTACTATAACACAATTTAATAATGGTAATACAGATTTTAATGATAGAGCATTTGCTTCTGGAGATACAAATAAAATTGTAGTTTATGCGGACGGTTCTACAGCTACTGTAACATTTAGTAATGGAACAGCCATTACTTCTAGTATTACTAAAACTATAATTTCTCCACAAAAAATATATTTTAAATCAGTAACAGAAGTTCAACATTATAATAATATTTTAGTTATATCTATTCCACATACTATATCAACAAGTACTGGAAAAATAGTCGAAGAGAGTTGGTGGACTAGTTTAAAAGTCGCAAGTACTACTGAAGATGATAGTTCTGCGTCTGGTGATAGTGGGGGAAAACTTATAAATACATTTTTACAATCACATCTCTTTCTTTCTATAGGATATTTAGATCATGAAAATATTATTTCTAGTCAATTAATTTAATTTATATTTTTATATTATAAAAAAATAAAAATATTTTATATATATATATATAAAAATAAATAAATAATTAATTATGATTTTTAGTGCAATTGTTTTAAATAATTTAAGAAAAAGGAAAAAAGAAAAATTTTATGATAATAATCCTCCTAATCCTTATAATACTGAAACTGTGAATTTGGATTTAAATGATGATTTTGATTTAGCATTAAGCACAACTGGAAAAGCAATAGGAGTAACGCTTATTGTTACAATTGCTATATTACTTATAATGTTAATTGTTGTTATATGTGCAATTGTAAAAGCAACTAAAATATGTGGTAATAATACAGCCCTTCACATTATATTAATATTGTTTATTCCATTGTATGCATTAATATTTTTAATTGCTGGAAAAAGTATTTGTCGTGAAAGTGGTAGTAGAAGTAGTAGAAGTAGTAGAAGATAATTATTTCTTTTAAAAAGTAAAAAATAAAATAAAAATTATTAATTAGTTTGTGATATTAGATTTTCTTTGTAACCAAGGGTCAGATTCTTGTAATAACTCGACTGTTTCTGTTAAATGATCTTCTTTTGTATTAAGTAATGTAGTAGAATCTTCTACAGTAGAACCTTTAAGAATTGTTTCTAGTTCTTCATTATCTACTTTATTAGGTATTTGTGGAGTTGTATCTAATGTTTCTTTTTTAGATAATGACGCTTCTTCCAATAGTTTTTTTGTTTCTTCTTCCATTCGTTTGTTTTTTAATTTCATTTCAGCATTTTCTTTTGCTGCTGCTTCTTTCATTTCACGTTTTCTTTCCTCGTAAAACATATCTCGTTGCGCTGCGTTTTCTTTCTTTCCTTTCATTAATGAATTAAGATCTTCATTGGCGTGTTCTTGATTTTCCATAAGATTTGTATCTGGTGACCAAGCCAACCAGTAACCAACTTGACCTACAAATACATCAAAAAGGGGGTCTAATTTTTGAAGGACTTTAGCACGAACTTCTGCCTCGCGATAAGTATCATATGTTCCTCTAACTTTAACACCGCGCACACTTGTTTGAAAATTATTGGCTTTATCAAATACTTCACCTATTTCTTGCCCCTTTGAAAAAAGGAAATCTTCATATTTCTCTTTCCATTCTTGATATGAAATAGTATCTAAATTAAATCCCTTATCCATATTTTTTTTAAGATGTGCTACATCTGCGATTTTTAACGTATTATTTTCTGCCTTTTTAAGAAGACTTTCCATATTTGTTTTTAGGCGCTCCATATGCTCTTGTGTTTTACATCTATGATAATTATAAAAAGTAAATTCTTCTTTACTCTTTAAAATCTTTTCTGGACTTAAAAATGATACACACGTAAAGTTTTGCCCCGGAATTGATTTATCAACCTCTAAATGGTCTTCCTCCTCTTCTTCCATATTATTATTAACTGCTTTTTCTACTGGTTTTGAATGAGACATTTTAAATTTACTAAATAATATATATTATATTAATTTATTGGATAATTATTAAAATACTTTAACGCAAAAAATCTTAAATTAAAAAAAAAGTATTTTAATTAATAAATTGTATTTTAATTAATAAGATTTAGTATGGACTTTTTGAGCCCGACCACTTGGATCTTCTCCAACTCCATCCCATTCTGTTTTAGGAATCCATTTCTTAACAGTGTTTGCTCTGTTTGGAAATAATTCTTCAAATATTTTTCTAAACATAAAAGCCTCTTTTGTTGTTGGTGTATTGAGTTGATATAATACTTCTCGTTTTGCGTATTCTTCATCACTAATTGTTTGTTCTCCTAATTCACGTACAGAATCAATCCAACCATATCCAACACCATCACTAAATTGTTCTTTTTGTCTCCATAAAATTGAATCTGGTAAATAAACTGGTTTTCCTTCTTTATCTTTAATATCAAAAGCTTTTCTCATTACGTATTTCTCTATACCATCTTTATGTTTAAGACTTGGTGGAATTTTAAAACAATAATCAATAAATTCTTTATCTAAAAAGGGGACACGTCCTTCTAAACCCCAACCTAAAGTAGATTTGTTAGCACGAAGACAATCAAAATAACCAAGGTATTTAACTCGTCGTTGTGTCTCTTCATAAAATTCTTTATCGTTGGGAGCACTCAAGAAATATAGATAACCTCCCAATAATTCATCTGCTCCTTCACCACTTAAAACCATTTTAACACCCATAGCTTTAATCTTTCTAGATATAAGAAACATTGGTGTACTCGCACGAACAGTAGTCACATCATAAGTTTCTAGATGCCAAATAACATCACGCAAAGCATCCAATCCTTCTTGAATAGTGTATCTAAAATCGTGGTGAATTGTCCCTAAAAATTTGGCTGCTTCAATTGCTTTTTCAGAATCTGGTGATTTACTACCAACCAATCCAATTGAAAAAGAATGAATTTTTTCTCCCCATTTTAAATCAACTTTTCCCTCTCTTACTAATTTACAAGTAATACTGGCGACTAGACTGCTATCTAATCCTCCACTTAATAAAACACCAAATGGAACATCTGTCATTAATCTTTTTTCTACTGCTTTTGTAAATAAATCTCGCAGTGTTGCGTATACATCAAATTCATTAATATCTTTAAAATAAGTTTCCATAGACGAATATGGTGCGTCAATCCATTTACCTAATAAAGATGTTCTATAATATTCATCAAAAGTTAATTCTCTAGATGATTTTAATATTTCAAATGATTTAAAATCGTGTTCTTTAGTTGTTAGAGATGCTGTTGTTAGTGCCAAAATACTACCAGTAGGAAATGTTTCCACATAATCACATAAATGAAGTCCTTTCAATTCAGAACAAACCATAAAGTTATTATATTCGTCAAATCCATAATATAAACTAGTAATGCCAATTGGGTCTCTTCCAACGAGAAGAAAATCATGTCCTTCGTCGTATAAAGTAAATGAAAATTGACCATCTAGTTGACTAATGACTTTACTTAGCTTTTTTTGTGTTAATGTTTCATTTTCAGCCATAAATTTTAAATAAAGAGCAATAATAACTTCACAATCACTATCTGTTTTAAAATCATATTCTGGACATTCACTTCTAATATCTATATGGTTATATATTTCACCGTTTACACATAATACAATTTTATACATTTTACCCGTTTTTGGTTCTATTATTTCATAAACAAATGGTTGACCCCCACTATGAGGGTCAACAATAGCTAATCTTTCGTGCGCCATTAATACTGTTTTATCAGCTACCTTACTATCTTTAAGTAGAGGAGATAATATTTGAATACCTGACCAATCTGGACCACGGTGTCTAATAGATTTAGATGACTTAAGACTTTCTGATTTATAATCCATCTTTCCTTCATTTTCGGAATGAATAACATAAATAGTAATACCACACATTGTTGTTTTTCTTATAAAAACAATATATGAAAGTATAATGTTTTCCTTAAATTATTATATAATTTTCAATTTTTTTGTTCTTTTTTCTGTTTTTATTATTTATTACGATTCATTTGTTCTTTAATTCTATCAACCATTATCCCTAAATTTATAGCTTCGTTTTTAATTTTTAAATGATCTGTATAATGTGTTTTTTGATCGTTATGATATTTTTCAACAATGTCATTTAAATCTACCTTTTTAATTAAAAATTCTTTATCTACAAGAATATTAATGTCTTTACCACCCGCATCAGTAGTTGCAATAATTTCACTATTATTTAATTTCAATGTATAACTTTCTTCATCTATTTTATTTATAAGAAACTGATTCTTTTTATTTAATTCTTCGGTTTCTTTATTATCTGATGGAATTAATTCAATAACATCACCTTCATTAAATATTTTAATTAAGTCTTTAAAATCTTTAAATTCTTCTTGAATATTAGTAAATTTTAAATTATAATCAACTTCGTCTTCAGAATTATTTTTTTCAAACTCTAAACCAGTTGCTAAAATACAATTTTCATTTGTATTACCTACTACTATGACTTTATATTTTATATCTGTAGATAATTCATTATGGATTGTATTTATATCGGCTTTTTTCTGTGCATCAATTACTGGTATTTTTAATTTATAATTTTTATTTGTTAAATATTCAACATTTTTAATATGAAAATGAAAATTATTTTTATGTGTTGCATTATCTTCAGGGTCTATATAAAACTTTTTTATAATATCATTTTCTTTAATAGGTGGAAGATTATCCATATATCTACTTAATATTAAATGAAGGTTATTATTATCCACATCACCATCAAATTTAAAATGGTCACCTGTAAAACTAAATTCAAATGGTTCTTTTATATTTAATTTAATTTTTGATATATCTAAATTAAAACTATCTTTGTTTTTTGGAGATAACATAAATAACATTATAATTAATAAAAGTATTAATATAAATATATAAAAATCATTATTTAAGATACTAGAGTTTTTATTCACCATTTTTTAATAATTTATAATATATTTATTATATATTTATAATTTATTTATTATATATTTATTATATTAAAATATTAAAATTTTATTTATTAAAAAGTTAAATAATTAAATAGAATGAATGTAAAGACAACACCTTAATATGTAACTTATGAAAGAACTTAGGTTTCCAAGTATAATAATATTATTGTATTTATAAGTTTGTAAGTTTTATTATACAACTGTACTACTAGCGCCAGATGCGCCAGATGAGCCAGATGTGTCAGTTGGGCCAGATGTGCCAGTTGGGCCAGATGCGCCAGCGACTATAGTTTGTGTTCTTTCATAATTAAATCTTTGATGTCCAAATAAATCACAATCTTGGAAACTTAATCCGTCATCATCTACTGTTAAACATTGTTTTGGTTTATTTGTTGGTTGTACTTTAGGTGTAATTACTACAAAATCATTTGGTAAAAATTGTAGGTTGTTTGGTTTTATTTGTAATGGAGATAATATTGTTTGTTTACTTTCATCCTCATAAGTTAATAAATCATTATATTTTTTTATATACTCATTTTCGTCATATTTTAAATAATGATCTAAGCTATTTTCACATTCAAGATTTTCTTTCTCTACATCTATTGTATCATCGTCATTTTTATAACATTTATAATCTGACCTAATATGATTAACTTTTAAATTTTGCTCTTCATTATCAATACAATCGTCAAAACTATAATAATCCGCATCGGTTTTTTCATAGTTATCGTTTGTAATAGTTAAACATTTTGTTTCACATTTTTTGTTATCTTTACTAGTAGTATATTTAATTTTATATAAATCATCTTTAGGATCATTAGGCTTTATTTTTTCTAAATCAAACATAACTGATGTATCTATATGTTTAATATTTTTTATTGGTTTTTTTCTATCTTCTATTTCTTCCAATTTCTCTTTTTCTTTTAATATAATATAGTTTAAAGTTATTTTATTTAATCTTTCTTTTATAGCATCTTCTATTATGTGTCTATAAGTTATTTCATTATATGGATTATTTTTAAGTTCATTGACTAATTTATTATTTAATTTAACTAAATTATTAATATCTATTAATTTATCTAGTCTAATTTTTTGTAATGTTTTTTGTTCTGTGGGAGTACCTGTAGAATACTCTATATATGTTCCATCTGCTTTTTTTAAATATTCTTTTTCGCTATAATTATTCATTAAAGACTCAATTTGGTTTTTAACGTCATTTATTTTCAGTGCTTCTTTTTCGAGTTTAGCATTGACTTCTTCAAGTTTATCAGTATCAAATATTATATTTGATACAAATCCTTCGCTATTTTTTTTCTTACAATGACATATTACAATTATTAATATAATAATAATACAAATTAATAAAATATCTTGTGATTTAAACATATTATCTTTCTCAATTCTAAATCTAGTAACTAGATATATATAATATAATATTATAAATTAAATATAAAATAATTTAAAAAAATATAAAAATAAAAATTGAATAAATAATTTAATACTATTTTTATATTAATATTTATAAGTAAAAGGATTATTTAATATATTTCATTGATATTTCATTGATATTTCATTGATATTTTATTGATATTTTATTGATATTTCATTAATAGTTTATTGATATTATAAGAATAAATATAATAGTTTGATAATGTCGGAAGTTAATACAACTAATAAAAAGAAATCTTCTAATATTAGAAAAGAAACTCAATTAGAAAATGATGCTTTATCAAAAAAATATCAAAAAAAAACACAATTAGAACACATTCGTGATTTACCTGATACTTATATAGGTAGTATTGAATTTAAAGAAACAAACGAATATATTATAAGTGTAGAAGATAGTAAAGATACTATAAAACTCAAAAAAATACAAATAAATCCAGGATTTATTAATATTGTTGAAGAAATTCTAGTAAATGCGATTGATGCTTTTAGTAGAACAGAACAAAAAAATAAAACATTAAAAGGTAAACATAAATTAAAGTGTGTAACTAATATTAATATTACTATTGATAAAGATGGAAAAATTACTATATTTAATAATGGAGATGGTATTGATATCGCAGAACATCCTACTGAAAAAATATATATTCCTCAAATGATTTTTGGAGAGCTTCTTACTAGTGGAAATTATGATAAATCTGAAGAAAAGATTACTGGTGGTAAAAATGGATATGGTGCTAAATTAACTAATATTTATTCTACATATTTTAAAGTAGAAACAGTTGATAGGCATCGTAAATTAAAATATGAACAAGAATTTAAAAATAATCTTGATATTAAAGAAACACCAATTATTACAAAATATAAAAAAGACCCTTATACACAAATTACATTTATTCCAGATTATAAAAAGTTTGGAATGGAAACAATATCTGAAGATATGATGGCTCTTATAAAAAAAAGAGCATATGATATTGTTGCGACTACAAATGGTAAAGTAGAAGTATCATTTAATGGTGAAAAAATAAGTGTTAAAGATTTCAAATCTTATATGTCTCTTTATATTGAAAAAAGCGACGTTAAAAAAGAGGAAGATACTGAAACTAGTATTGATATTGGCGATGATGATAATTTATTTGTTCATCAAGTTATTAATGATAGATGGATGGTTGGGGCGTGTCTTACACCAACTTTTGGATTTAAACAAGTTTCTTTTGTAAATGGTATTAATACTACACGTGGAGGTAAACACGTAGATTATATTATTAAACAATTTACATCTCATATACTATCCCATATTAAAAAGAAGAAAAAGATTGATGTTAAAGAAAATGTGATTAAAGAAAATATTATGATATTTGTTATTTCAACTATTGTAAATCCTAGTTTTGATAGTCAAACAAAGGAAACACTTACTACTAATAAAAGTAAATTTGGTAGTGAATGTATTGTTCCAACTAAAATGATTGATGAATTGGCTAATATGGGAGTGATTGAAAGGGCTATTAATCTCAGTAAATTCCAAGATACACAACTTCTTATTAAGACCGATGGTAAGAAAAGGAGCAAAATTCTTGATATTGAAAAACTAGATGATGCGAAATACGCAGGAACTAAATATTCAAAAGAATGTACTCTTATTTTTACTGAAGGAGATTCAGCAAAGGCAATGGCGGTTGCTGGTCTTAGTGTTATTACAAATGGACGTAATTATTACGGTATATATCCACTTCGAGGTAAATTGTTAAATACTCGTGGAGATGGTAAAGAAAAGATGATTGCTAATAACCAAGAAATTATTGATATTAAAAGAATTATGGGTCTTCAAGAAGGAAAAGAATACAAAAATATTGATAGTTTACGTTACGGTAAAATTATGGTTATGACAGACCAGGACGTAGATGGAACTCATATCAAAGGTTTATTTATTAATTTTATGAGTAAGTGGCCATCTTTACTTAAATATGATGGATTTCTGAATGGATTTCTTACTCCTATTGTTAAAGTAAAGAAAGGAAAGAAAACATCAATTAACTTTTATAATATTAATGATTATGAAAAATGGGTTGAAAAAAACAATGGTAAGGGATGGACATCTAAATATTATAAAGGACTTGGTACTAGCACGCCTAATGAAGCAAAAGAATATTTCCGAGATTTCAAAAAAATGGATTATATTTGGGAAGATACAGAAGGGGCATCTAGTAATAGCATTGATATGGCGTTTAATTCTAAGAGAGCAGATGATAGAAAAGAATGGCTTTCAAAATATGACACAAAATTAAATATAGATACTAATCTATCACAATTAACATATAGTGAATTTATCGATAAAGACCTTATTCATTTTAGCAACTATGATAATCACAGAAGTATTCCTTCTATGTGTGATGGACTTAAACCATCTCAGAGAAAAATTCTTTATTGTTCTTTTAAAAGAAATCTTGTTAAAGAAATTAGAGTTGCCCAACTTGCTGGATATGTTAGTGAAAATGGAGCATATCATCACGGTGAAATGAGTTTAAATGGTGCTATTGTTAATATGGCACAGAATTATGTAGGGAATAGTAATATTAATTTATTAGAACCCATTGGGCAATTTGGTAGTCGTCTTAAAGGTGGTAAAGATTCAGCACAACCTAGGTATATTCACACTCACCTTACTACTATTGCGAATATCATTTATGATATAAGAGATAACGCTCTTTACACTTATACAGATGATGATGGTCAAAAAGTTGAACCATACTTTTATGTTCCAATTATTCCAATGATTTTGGTAAATGGTTCTGAAGGTATTGGTACTGGTTGGTCGTCTGGTGTTCCTCAATTTAATCCATTAGATATTATTAAGAATATTAAAAAGATAATGAAAGATGAAGAACCTACTGAAATGGTACCTTGGGTAAGAGGTTTTAAGGGGACTATTAAAAAGATGTCTAAAAATCATTGGATTACTAAAGGTGTCTATAATTTAAATGATTTATCAACTGTTGTTATTACAGAACTTCCGGTTGGAATGTGGACTGATAATTATAGGATTTTACTTGATAGTCTTATGACAGGTGAACCTATACAATCAAATAGTAAAGGAAAAGGTGGTAAAGGTGTTGTACGAGGGAGAGGTAAAACAACTAATTCAAAAGATAAAGATGGAAAAGATAAAAAAGAAAAAATTATTTATTTGAAAGATTATACAAATGAATCATCTGAATCGCAAGTACGGTTCATTTTAAAATTTGATAAGAAAATATTAAATAAATTAATTTCTATAACTGATAAATCTGGTCTTAACCAATTTGAAATTATGTTTAGAATGACTAGTAAGATTTCTTGTGATAAAAAACTTAATGTTTACAATGATAAATGTAAATTAGTAAATTATACTAATATTGAAGATATATTAAAAGATTATTATAAAGTAAGAATTCATTATTATGAATTACGGAAAAATCATATGATGCAAGTTATGGAAAATAACTTAATGTTAATTAGTGTTAAAGTTAAATTTATACTTGAAATCATTAATAAGAAAGTTATTATTAGTAATAGAAGCAAAGCTAATATTAAAGAACAATTAATGACTAGAAAATATCCACAAATGATTAATAACAAACTTTATAAACTGATACCGGATAATGATAAATTGTTAAAATCGGGTAATGGAAGTTATGATTATTTAATCAAAATGCCTATTTATAATTTAAGTAAAGAACGCATCGAGGATCTAAAGAAAGAACTTAATGATATTGATACTGAATATAATACATTAAAGGGAAAAACATTAACAGAATTATGGTGTGATGATCTTAATGTATTTGAAAAAGAATATTCTAGTTTCACAAAAGCATATTATATTTATATGGGATTTGAAGCAAAAGACTTTGAAAAAGTAAAATATAAGAAACTAATTATCAGAGATAAACATAGTAGCGCTTAATATGAATTTATTGAATTTAACATTTTAATTATAAACTTATTAAATATTATATGTAAAAATAAAATTTTTTTATGTTTTTAGAAAAACATCTTCTTTATTAAACATATCATTAAATGTACTTTGTAAATTAATAGGTGATAATTGTTCTTCATATATACTTCTAGGTATATATCTATATTCAACTACTGTTCTAGTTTTAGTATTAGTAAGGAGTTTTCTTTGATATCCAATAGAAAACATTACAATACCAACTACAAAAAATAACATTACTATACTTTTCATTTTTAATTAATTTTTCGTGTTATAATTTTAATTTTATAATTAATTAAACTATTATATATATATAATATTAAAATATATTACTATTTACAAATAGTATATAATTTATTAATAATGATTCATTATTATTAATTATTAATTATTATTTATTGTTATTTATTGTTATTTATTGTTATTTATTGTTATTTATTGTTATTAGTCGTTTTATATTTTTTTGTTTTTATAATTTATATATTTATATATTTATATAGTTAAAAAAATTATGCGTAAAAATATTGTTATAGTTAAGAGACCTAAACGAAAAAGAAGTGTTAGAAGAAGACCGATTAGGAATATTAGAAACCCTCATAGAAGAAACAGAGGAAATGTAGATAGGATTAGTTTACTTTTAAACCCAGTACAATCTGGTTTTATGCTTATAATTGTTATTATTATAGTTGTTATATCTTTAGTATTAAATAATAATAGTTGTGCTAGACTTGATAGTAATAATGCTAATACTAATACTAATGGTTTTGCTAATACTATTAAATCAAAAATTAAATTAAAAAATAATAATAACAATGCTATTATTGAAGATTCTAATAAAAATAATACTATAGAAGATAATACTATAGTAGATAATACTATAGTAGAAGATAATACTAATAAAAATTTAGAAAAAGATGATAATGGTAAAATTATAAAAATAGTTCTTGATTCTTCTTGTGAATCTAAACCAAAAAAAAATCTGTCTTATTTTCAATATCAAGACTTTAAAGCACATGAACGAATAATTAATCCACTTCTTCCTCCAGAAAGAAGTATGGAAACCTCATATGGTATCCCTATTAATGTTCCTACAAGAGGAGAAGTTGGTTCTTTTCAACAAATAGGTGCTCTTTATAAAGAAACTGTTAATAGTGAAGATATGGCACCAGGTAATAATACTGATAGTGTCGTATTATCATTATTTGGAAAACAAACATATCCTAGAAGTCAAAAATGGACTTACTATACATCCAGTGACAGAAATCATCAAGTTAAAATGCCTTTAAGTAACAAAGGTAGAAAATGTGATTCGCAATATGGTTGTGAAGAAATAGTTAATAATGATTTAATAACAGTACCAGGATACAATGGTGTATTTAGAGCTGTAATATATGATTATGACGCACCTAAATATATTCCGTGTGTTTAATTTCTTATTTTTTGTTTTTTTCATTATATATTTTCATTTTATTAATTATATATATCATACTTATTGAAACCATTGAATGAGTTAATATCCATAAATTAGAACTAGCCAGACTATTACCTTTATTATGATAATAAAATGATATATAATAAAATAACAATAACATTATTATTGATACTATACAAAGATAGTTTTTAATTTTAAAACAACAATATATCGTATATAAAATCAATATAAAAATTATATATTGATCTCCATATAACTTAAACTTATTATTATAGTCATTCCAATAAACAATTGAAGTTATGAATAAATAAAATATAAGTATACTAGATATATATAATTTGTTATACAAAGCATATAATGATGCTATTAAAAAAAAATAACTAGAATAATATAATTTATCCATATCTCTTTTTATTTCTGAATTTACAGTTTCTGTATTTACCATTTTTAATATATTATTATATTATTATATATTTATATATTTACTTATTAATATTGGGTTTATATTTCATTTAATTTCTTTATTATAAATCTTTAATCTTTAATCTTTTAAATAAATAAATACACGTTATTGCTCCTAAAAAATGAGCAAATAACCATACATTAGAAGCTACTACATAATTTTGTTTAAATGTATAATGAAATGAAATGAAATATAAACCTAATATTAATAAAAAAGAAAATATTGCCATATAATTTTTAATTTTGAAACAAGTATATATCGTATAAAATATAACTATAAATACCATATAATAATCTCCACATAACTTAAACTTATTATTATAATCATTCCAATGAACAGTAGATGTTATAAATAAATAAAATACCAATATAGCAGATAAGTACAATTTATTATATACAGCATATAATGATGCTATTAAAAATAAATAACTAGAGTAATATAATTTACTCATATCTCCTTTATATTCATTATTTTTAATATGTGTAAACAAAGAAAATACATTATTTTTAAAATTAGATATCATTGTATTTATAATATATTATTAAATATACTAGATAAAAATGAATGAAATTATAAAAATAAATTAAAATTAAAATTATACATTAAGAAATAAACCATATAGCATAAAAGAAACAATTCCCAATACAAAACCCATTTTACACCTATATTGCATTTCTTTGTAAATTGCTAACCATGCTTCTCTTTGTTTTTGAGTTGTTAAATATGGAACCATATAATCTGTTTTTGGTTTTAAAATATAATAAAGATAATTAACACCGAGAACTATTACTGTAAACATACACGCTCTTCCAGTAGTTTGTTGTTTAACCATATTCAGATAAATGAATCCTAATAATAAACCAAAAATCATACCGTGAATATATATTGTAAGTCGTTCTTTCATAATTTTTTGATAACGCTCTTTTTGGTCTGTACTCAATATAGCATCAAACTGTTTTAATAACACATTTTTTTTATAATTAACCATTAAATATACTTTTGAACTGAATAAACCAGTCGCTATTAAACACGCTAAATTACAAACATTCATTTTTAAATATTATTTTTAATTACTATTTTATTATATTTTATTTTTAATTAATATATTAATTATTAAGATAAAAAATATGATAATAAAAATTTTATAAAAAATTAGGGTGGTGAATTATTATTATTATTATTATTATTATTATTGGATAATGAAGGTCTGGTAGAATTACTTAGATTAGAGAATAATGTAAATTTACCATTTTTAACTTTAATAACATTATAGTTAATCGCAAATAATTTAAATTTAGAAGCTCCTATACTACTTTTAAATGTTACATCAAATTGTGTATTATGTATTTCACTAAAATTACAAATACCAGACGGTTGACTAAAATCTTCTGGTGAAAGAGCAAAACTATAACAATGAATAAATGAAAATGGTGTGTTATCGTGTACTGATAACGGTTCTACACTTTGAAAATATTCACTTGGTAATTCTTCAACTCTATCAGAACCGTCAAATATAATTTTTGTTTTTGAAATAGGATCACGTTTTTTACTAGTTATATTTGTTCCATAACTAAAATAAATATTTTTAGATACAGCATCATCAGATGTAACAACCCATATTAATTCACTTACTATATATTTAATTTCTGGAAAAGTAATATTCATTTTAGTTGTATTTGCAGGAACATTTTTTTCAAATTTTTGTAACTGTGATATAAGATAAAATTTTTCAGTATCTGTTTTTTGTAAATCTTTTAAATTATCCTCGTCTAGTACAATATAATCTACTAACAAGTCAGCACTAACAATAGAATGACTTGATGTAATATCAGCACCATCTATTGCTTTATTAATAACTAAATCATTTAAACTTCTAATAGTTAAAACTAATTCTATTCTAGTATCATATAATGCTGCTATTGGTAAAATCATATTATTTTTTGTGCTATTACTGCTACTATTTTGACAAAACCAAAATTGTAATGGAATATAAATAGTTCCCTTGCGAAAATTAGTATGAGAATTTACATCTGATTTTTTTACTAGATATTTATAATTTTTTTGAAGTCCTGGTTTAATTGTTAATTCACTCCAAATATCTAACCATTCTGATGTATGTTCATCTATTAAAACACCATCCATTTTTAACTCAACCTTTTCTATTAATGCATGTCCTAAACCATTTGTATAACCAAAATTAGTTCCTGAAATATCAGGTAATTTTACCATAACTGTCATATTTGTTATTAAATCCGCATAACTAGCATGATTACTCAAATTTATAGACACTTTTTTCCCAAAATCAAATGTATTATCAAATCCTATTTTTTTAGTGAGTCTTGAAAAGGGTTTATAACTTTTATAAGAATGTTCAAAAAAAGAAACTTGTTCTCCTTGATTATTTATTAAATAATTACTTTGTTTTAATTGATTTCTTGCTGCTGATGACATTTTGATTTATATTAATTATGATTTATATTAATATTATATATTTTTGATTTATATTAATATTATATAAATTTGATTTATATTTAAATTTTATTTTAATATTAAGAGAATTATTAATTATTAATTATAAAGTCAATTAAATGTTTATAAATTTATTTAATTTAAAATAAATTAAAAGTTATTATTTAACTAAGAAAAATAATAAAAAATGTCCGATGGTTCAGAAGATGAAGATGGAGTTGGAAAAAATTTTGAAAATGTTCATATTAAAACATTATCAGTTGATAATATAGACATTCCCGGAACTGATACAAATGATGTTGGAACTATTAAATTAGCAGATAATTTAGAAATTGCAGGTGATGGTCTAATTTTACATGATTTAGAAGATTACGATTTTTCTACAGCAAATATAGATTTAGATAATACTGATGATAATAATGATAATATTGTCACATATTCTGATGATAATACTACAACTACAGTAACAGAAGTTAATTCCGATAGAATTATTACTGTTGCTGATTCTACAAAATCTAGTACTTCAGAACAAAATATTACTATTAATGGAAGACCATATACTATAATACAAAGTGGAACTACTATAACATTAGTTGATACATTAAAAAAAATTATTTCTTTAGAAGCTGGTAATTTAGTTATTGCTACTTATAAAAGTGATGGTACACGTATAGATAAAGAAATTATTATGGATACTAATAACAGTATTTCCGAAATAGCAAATGGTTCATTTGATTTAAAAGTTAGATCTCTCGATGTTACTAATACAACTAGTATAAATGAAACTACTCCATCTGAAGGTTGTGTAAGAATTGATAATTTTATTATTAATACTCCTCAAACAATAACTGTAGGAGGAAGTGGTATTACAGCAACAGAAACAGATCCTTCTTATACTACAGAACCTACTAATTCAATAGTTTATTTAAAAGCAACCCCAGATACTTCTCCTGTTGTTGTTACATATGTTTGGACTTTAGATAATTTTACACCAAATGAAGGACAAATGTTTACTATTTTCTTTAATAATTCAGCAGATACTAATGTTCATTTAAAAATAACTTTTGGAACTGATGGATTAGTAACAGGTAATGGACTTAATGATGCATTAACATTTACTATACATGGTCAATCAGCATCATTGGTCTATATAGATACTAAATGGTGTATTATTAATACAGGTGCCGCAGTATCTTAATAATATTATTTTTAAAATATTTTTATTTAATTTTTAGGTAATATTTTTAATATTTATTTAATTTTTAGGTAATATTTTTAATATTTTTAGATAAAATATTATATTTTTGTTTATTTTAAGTAAAATTAAATAATTATTTTTAAAAAAAAGTTTAATTTAAAAAATAATTATCTTTTATTACATTAAATATAATTTTGTTAAATATTTAATTTATAGTTTTATATAAAGTTTAAATATGTCTTTTTTTTATGGAGTAGCAAGTTTAAAAGATACCGCAACTGACCAAAATGTTTTTGTTGTTGATGGTAATAATTTAACTACTGGTAATAATACTGTTATAAGTTCTACTAGTACATCATTATCATCTGGTGAACTTTTAAAAGCAGATCATACAGCATCCGGTAGTAGTATTACTAATAAAACTGGTAATTTATCTAGTATAATATCGTCAAGAACAGATACTAGAACATCAGGAACTACTGCTGATAATTTTGATGTATTATCACTTAAAAGAACAAATGTTATGAATGGTAGTGGAGGTACATTAACATCAACAGGTTCTATATTAAAAATAGATAATATTGCTACACAAACTCAAGGAACACTTACTGATACAGTTAATGGTATAGAACTTGATATGGATGCAGACGGTACGGGGTCTGGTGTTAAAATAACACATTCTAATGCTGGCAGTGCTAAATCATTAGAAATAATATCTTCTGGAACGACAGGTAATACTGTAGATATTACATCTGATTCAATATCTACTGGTAAAGCGATATCTTTAAGTGCCGATGCTTTAACAACTGGTTCTGGATTTAATATTACCTCAACTAGTACTGCTTTAGCAGCAGGTGAACTTTTTAAAGCAAACCATACCGCATCCGGCGGTAGTATTACTAATAAAACTGGTAATTTGTCTAGTATAATATCATCAAGAACAGACACTAGAACATCAGGCACTACTGCTGATGATTTTGATGTATTATCACTTACAAGAACTAGTATCATGAATGGTATTGGAGGAACATTAACATCTACTGGTTCTATTTTAAAGCTAGAAAATGTAGCTACGCAATCCGCAGGAACTTTAACCGATACTACTACTGGTATAGAACTTCTAATGGATGCTGACGGTATTGGTTCTGGTATTAAAATAACACATCCTAATACTGGTGCAGCTAAATCTTTAGAAATTATTTCTTCTGGAACATCTGGTAATGCTGTCGATATTACTTCTGATTCAACATCAACCGGTAAAGTATTATCTATTAGTGCTGATGGTTTAACTTCTGGTTCCGCATTAAATATTACATCTTCATCTAATTCTAAATCTTCAGGAGGTTTAGTTAATATTGAACAAACTGGTGCTGCTGCTAGTCAAACTGCTGCAACATTAGCAGTTGCTACATCTGCTACTACACAAGGTGCGGTTGCATCATTTACCGGCGATTCTTTAACAACAAGTGATGCTGTAACTATTAGTGTCGATGCTTTAACAACTGGTTCTGGATTTAATATTACCTCAACTAGTACTGCTTTAGCAGCAGGTGAACTTTTTAAAGCAAACCATACCGCATCCGGTGGTAGTATTACTAATAAAACTGGTAATTTGTCTAGTATAATATCATCAAGAACAGACACTAGAACATCAGGTACTACCGCAGATGATTTTGATGTATTATCACTTAAAAGAACTAGTATCATTAATGGTAGTGGAGGAACATTAACATCTGCTGGTTCTATTTTAAAGCTAGAAAATGTAGCTACGCAATCCGCAGGAACTTTAACCGATACTACTACTGGTATAGAACTTCTAATGGATGCTGACGGTACTGGTTCTGGTATTAAAATAACACATCCTAATACTGGTGCAGCTAAATCTTTAGAAATTATTTCTTCTGGAACATCTGGTAATGCTGTCGATATTACTTCTGATTCAACATCAACCGGTAAAGTATTATCTATTAGTGCTGATGGTTTAACATCAGGTAGTGCTTTAGATATTACATCTTCATCTGGTTCTAAATCTTCAGGAGGTTTAGTTAATATTGCACAAACTAGTGTCAATACATCACAAACTGCTGCAACATTAGCAGTTGCTACATCTGCTACTACACAAGGTGCGGTTGCATCATTTACCGGAAGTGCTATGACTGAAGGTAATGCTGTAGAAATTACAGCTAATGCTTTAACAACTGGTAACGCATTAAAAATTACATCTTCATCGGCAAATAAATCTGCTGGAGCATTAGTTAGAATATCACAAACTGGTGTTGATACAGCACAAAGCACATCTACATTAGAAGTTTCTACATCTGCAACAACTAGTTCAGCAGCTGGTATTGCTTCTTTTACAGGTAATGCTTTAACAGCTGGTACTGCGGTGTCTATTTCTGGTAATTCTTTAACAACTGGAAATGCTATGACTATTTCTGCGACATCTTTAACAACTGGTTCCGCATTAAAAATAACTACTAATGAAACTAATGCTACTGCTGTAGAAATCGCAAGTGGATTTATGGTAATGACACCACAACCTATTACTATTGCTGATGGTGGTAGTGCTAGTGATGCTCCTTTAAATTTATTTGAAAGCAGTGTTATATTTATAGATATGAATGATGCTACTGATGAAGAACTATATGAAAGAACTGTTAAAGATGGTAGTGGTGGAACAACCTATAAAAATGGACAAATCGCTCATATATTTTTTGATACCGCAGGAGCATATCTTGAATTAAATTTTGGATCAGGTGGTTTATGTGCAGGTTCTGGTAATGTTCAAAAATTAAAATTTACACAAACTGGTCAATCCGCATCTTTAATTTATGTTAATAGTAAATGGTGGATTATTAATACTGGTGCGACTGTTTCATAAATAATAATAATAATCATTTTATTTTAATATTTTTTTTGTTTTTCTTTTATAAAAAATATATTTATATAGTAATAATAAATCAATCATTTTTAATATATTTATAAATATAAAAAATAGAGTGTAAATTAAATAATGTCGTTTTTTAATGGAGATATGAAAACTAGTGAATTAAATTTATCCGGAGGTATAAATTTAGGAAGCGATGCTTCTGGTGATATGTATTATCGTAATGCCAGTGGTAATCTTACAAGAATAGGAGTCGGAGATGATAATGACGTCCTTACATTAAATGGCGTTGTACCTGGTTGGGAAGCCGCAAGTGGTGGGGGTGGTGGAGCATCTACTTCATCCGCAAATTCTTTTACTGCTGTTCAAACTATTACATCTGACACAGATGGAGAATTTGTAGCTTTAAAATTAATAAATCAAAGTGATGCTGCTAATACAACAGGTATTGTATCATTAGAATTTGACCTAGAAGATACAGGTGGAACAGCAGTTGATGCTGGTAAAATTGCTGTTAAAAAGAATGTATCTTTTACTTCTACAGCATCCACGCAAGATTCTAATATGGTATTTTCTACTAGTTTAAATGGAACATTAACAGAATATTTAACATTAGATAGTAATGGTAAAATATATAGTAGTTCGGGAGATAAAACACATGCTTCTGTTGGTTCAGGATTTAATCATACTAATTCTATATGTAATTTTTATATTAATAAAATAGGAGGAGAAATTATTACTACATTTTTAATTGATTTAACTGATTTAACTTATAGTAGTAGTCCAGATTCTACTTCTGTTATTGGTAAAGCATCAACATCTGCCTCATATTTTTATGAAACTGCTACAGCAACTAATGGAGTAATATATAATATTGAACTTGTTTGTTTAGAAGCACCCGCTGGGGCATCTTCACCTGCAACTAGTATAGGAATACATTATAATACGAGTTCTTTATCCACTGGTGATGCTGTATCAAGTCAAAAAATAATTATGAATTCAACACAATCAATTGGAACTAAAAGTGAATTAGCATTTGGAGAAAGTATAGCGAGTGGAGCCACTAAATTATATTTGTTTGGAAATGGAGGTTCTACAAGCACTTATTCTGGAGGACAATTTTTAGTTAAATTATATGGAGCACCTACTTTATAAATGTCATAATACTAATAATTTAATTTATTTTTTAATTAATTTAAACTTTTTCAATACATTAATATACATATAAATTTAATTATATTTTGCTAGATTGTTGATTTAATAAATAAGTAAATAAGACAATATGGAATCTAGTGTTCCTTTTAATGAGTTTCAAAAACTATTGGGTGATGATATTGAAAAGAAAGAAACAGAAGAACCCAAAATTATTGAATTAGAGGATAACAATGATGAAGCAGTAGAAGTTTCTGATGAAGGTTTAGAAGATGAAACGAATGATACTAATAATACTAATGAAGAGAAAAAGGTTCAATTTAAAGATCCTATTAAAGAGGAAAAAATTATTGAAAATAATGAAGAACAGCAGGAACCACAAGAAGAAAAGGCACCTGAAAAAACATTAGAAGAAAAATTACAAGAATATTTAGCCAATAATAAATTAGTAATTTTGTTTGCTACAATTTCCAATGCAGATACTATTTCATTAGGGTATCATCAAAGTATGACGCAACTCGCCACTCATTTTACAAAACTTAATATAGTTTATGATACAATTACTATTCATAACGAACCCATTTCAGCAAGGGCAAAGAATTGTGTAGTTGCGAAAGTATTAAGTGATGATAAATACACACATCTTATGTTTATTGATACAAATGTTACATTTTCTTGGAGAAATATTCTAGAACTCATTATTAAAGATAAAGATGTTTCTGGTGGTGCAACACCTAAAAGAAATATTAATTGGGATAAAGTTAAAGAAAATGTTATTAAAAATAATCAAATTGAAAACGCACATTTATATGCGAAAAGTCTTAATTACCACTTTGCACCCATTATTACTAAAACTATGGTTGATAGTGAAGTAGAAGGACAACAACAACAAGAAAAACAACAAGTTAATATGGAAGATAATATGATTGAAGTCCATCATCTCAAAAGTAATTTTATGTTAATTAAAAGAAATGTATTGGAAACTATGGCTGAAAGACTTGGTATTATGCTTAAATTTACAAACAGTTATGAAGAATATAATGATGAAAGTATTAAAGACCATTTCTATTCCTTTTTTGAAAGAGAACGTACGGATAATGGATATGTAGATGAAGACGAAACATTTTGTAGGAGGTGGTCTAAATGTAAAGGACAAATGTGGGTTAATCTAATGTTTAATCTGAACACATCTTTTTATAATACTAATATTGGTTCTCTTTATCTTAGTTCAGTTAATTAATTATATAGACTTATTATGACTACTTAAATAATCATACGATTCTTTTAATATATTAACAGATGAATGAAGGAATGTTTTAAAGGAGGTTTTATTATTTTTATCTATATTATTCATATTATAATATTGAATTAGATGTGGTTTAAAAATTGGTGATTGACTTGGGTTAGTATTAAGTTCTAAGTTAAATTTCTTTGGTGATAATGGATTAGATAAATCTTTTTCATTAATAAAATCATATTCTTTTTCTAATTCGACAGATGATTTTATTTTATGAGTATTGTAATATTTTTGCGTTTTATTAATTATATTTATATTTTTTGATTTTGTGTGTTTTGGTATATTTATATCAGTTGTATTAATAGCATTTTTCAATTCTTCTCTCATTTCCATTGATTGTGTTTTAATATTTTCTTCTTTTTTTATTGATTCATCGTCATCTTCATCTTCATTATAAGAAGAATCCATACTATGAAAAGAATCACTACTCGAACTACTAGAAAATAATAAATCAAATTCCATTTCATTATTGTATTGATTGTGTTTATTTTCAGTGTCTATAGAGTGAAGATTTCTTATAATATCTGATGATTTAGTGTGTGAATTATTTAATTTATATGATGATTGTTGTTGTGATTGTTGCTGTGATTGTTGTTGTGATTGTTGTTGTGATTGTTGTTGTGATTGATTTGAATAATTTTCTATAAATGTTTGACTTGGTATTGCTATTTTATGTTTAATTAAATCTAGATTAGGGAGACTTTCATTAATAGAAATAGCAATTAAATTATTTTCGTGTTCTAATATTTTATCTGATAACCAATCATCATTAAAAAAATCATCCCAACCCATTCTATATATAGGATTTTTTATTAATAGTTTTGATAAAAGAACTTGTAATTTTAATGATATAGTTGTGTTATAATAATTTGGCAGTGTAATGTCTTTATCCATCATTTTCATGAGTTGATAAAAGTTCTTGACGTGATAAGGAGGATTACCAGTAATCATTTCAAAAATAATAACACCTACTGACCATAAATCTGATTTATTATCGTATTTTTTATAATGTAATATTTCAGGTGCCATATATAATGGACTACCACAATATGTGTTTTTTAAATCCATTTCATCAAATTCTTTAGCAAAACCAAAATCTCCTATTTTTAAATCACCACAATCCGAAATGAGTAGATTTTGTGGTTTTAAATCACGATGAATTATTTTCATTTCGTTTAAATATTTTAATCCATTTGCGAGGTCATTCATATATTTTTGAATATATATTTCTTGAATAGGGCGTTTATTTTGAAAAGTAGAAAAATCTCCTATTTTACAATATTCCAATACTAGATAAATATAATGAAAATTTTTATCATATATAACATCGTAAAGATTAATAATATTACGATGTTTAATTTTTTTATGTAATTCTATTTCACGCTTAGTAGTTTTTTTTAATTTATATATATTTTCAACATCTAGTTTTTTTATAGCAATATTTTTTTTAGTTGTTTTATCTTCTCCCAAATAAATAGTTGAGAATGCACCCTTACCTATTTTATAATTTGTTAATAAGTAATCACCTAAATCTATTGTTTTTGTTATTTTTTTAGTTTCTTGTGTCTTTATTTTACTTTGTAAATTAGTATTCAGTTGATATGAGTTTATGTCATTAATACTAGTTTTTTCTTCCATTAATAAATTAATAAATTTCTATAATTAAAATTAATATCTATTATTATAATAAATAATAATATTTATAAATTATAATATTAATAAATAATAATATTTTAAATATATAATCTATAATGGGAATATTTTCTGATAGGAGTGAAAGTGATTTCAGAAAATATTTAAAACTTGCTAAAAAATCAGAAGGAACCTTAATAAAATATTATAAAAAGAACTTTATAAAACATACACGTAGATTAGATGAATTATATAAAAATCATTTGGAAAGTTTAAAACGCATAGATGGTTCTATGGGGGCAATGAACTCAATGATTAAAATATTTAAAGAAGAACTTCCAAATGGTATGAAACAACGTAATATATCAATTGAAAGTATTAAAAATTATATTAATGCTGATACTAATATGAAAATAAAAGATTATAATATAAATTCTAGTACTACTAAAATGGATTTTTCAGAACAACACATTAAAAGACAATGTGAAGAAATTATTAATAGATTATTTGAAAAAAAACATACTAAAAACATAAAGCAAATTATAGTAATAATTAAAGAACCAGATACTGGTGAAGAAGAAGGTATATATAGGAAATCATATGTTAAAGAAGGTCAATATACAATATTAGGTTTAAAAACTGGAATTAAACGTGATAGTGCTAATATACTTAATTTAAATTTGCTTGAAGTGGTATTAATATTTAAATTAAATAATGGCAAGGGAGTGAAACATACTATTCCACACATTGGATTAAAAATAATTAAAGACAAAGCATACGAAATTATAAAAAAAATGATAGAATCAACATTAGAGCCATCAGAACAAATAACATTAAAATCATTCGCTAAACAACAAGATAAAAAACTTAAATCTATAATATTCGAAGAACAAAAAAAAATATTGGAAGATCAAGTTCAAGAATTAGATAAAGAAGGTGATAATCAAAAAATATTATTAAATATAGTTAAAAGAATTCATAGAAGTTCAAAAGATAAATCATATATGGATGATTTTGGTGTTAGAAGTACAGCTAATAGAGGTCGTTACGGTAGTTCTGGTGGTATTAGTTTTGGTTCTAGAACAGAATTGAGTAATAATGCTGATACTACGATTGAAAGAAAACTGGAAGACCAAATTGATATGCCATTAGCTGAATTAGATGAAGAAGAACAAAATGAAAGAGATAAATTATTTGAAGCTAATGTAATAGGTACCGATGATCCAGATAATATTCCAGAATTAATGGATATGTTCCCCAATTCAAAAAAAAAAGGGGGACGATCATATACACGTAAAAAGAATCAATCTATAAATAAAAACAGAAAAATATCACCACATAATAATATAAAATTAACTAAACATAGAAAAATTAAAAATAAAACACATAAACTAAATCAAAGAAAAAATAAAAAAATAAGAAAAAACAAATCAATTAAAAATAAATAATTTTTCTATTGAGTTATAATTATTTGTTTTTTCTTATTTTTTTATTTTTAATTTTTTATATTTATATAATATATATAACCTATTTATATAAGGTAATTTAATAATAAAACAATATATTAATATGAATAGAATAAATATTGATAATGACGAATGTATTAAATTAATATTCAATCATATAAAAAATAATGAAAATTCTAAATTAAAATCAGCAATTTCTAAATGCCCTGGTTTAAATATTAATAAATTAAAAAACAAAGAAAATGAAACACTATTACTACACGCTATAAATAATAATAATATGATAGGAGTAAATTTTTTATTAAAATTAGGAGCTTCAGATAATATTAATAATAATAATAATATTAACTATAATAGTAAATATACTTTCTCTGCAGTAGAAAATGGAAATTTAGATATGCTCACATTATTAAAAAACAACAATTTTTCTTTAAATAAAGTCGATAAAGATAATAATAATTTATTACATCATTATTTTATATCAAATAAGAATACATATTTTAATTTAGATGATACACTAGTTATATTTTTGTTAAAAGAAAATATATCATTAAATTCTAAAAATAACGATGGCTTTACACCCTTAGATATTATACAACAAATACTTAAAAAAGAGCAAAAAAATCAAAATCAAAATATTGATATTATAAATTTAATTGAATCTAGAATTAGAATTAAAATGAATATAGATAAAAATCAAAATGATTGTATATATAGTAATTTAAAAGATAGTATTAATAATTCTACTTCTCCTATTATGAGTAGTAATTATGACAATCATAAAGAAAATAGTAGTAAAATATATACATCATATTATTATCCCAACATTAATGAAACTATTAATAATGAAACATGTATGGATTTTGTTAAAGAAGAAATAGAAGAAGAAACAAAAGAAGAAGTAGAAGAACAAACAAAAAAAGAAACTAATAAAGAACCCTTTGTTAATCTTAAAGATAAACTTACTTCTGTTAGAAAAGCTAGAGATAACTATGAAAATTATTTAGAAAAACAAAATAATAATCAATTGAATGAAAATAATAAACTTATTTTAATTACAATTGTAGTTTTATTAATGATATTAATTGTTAAACTTATGAATAAAAAATAAGATTATGAATACAACATATATGGTGTTTTACTTTCGTTTTTTCTATTACCATATTCTGGATTTTTAATAAATTCTTTTAAACCATTTTCAATATCTTCCATATTTAATTGTTTTTTATTATCTAGTAATTCATTTTCTGTTGAGATTTTTAAAAGCCGCTTTGAATGAACCTTTTTACAATATCCAAATAAAGTAAGCATATCTCCTCCATTAAATTTAAAATAATGAATATTTTTTTCAAAAAAAGATATTGATATATTACTTTCATCATAAATATACCAATTATTTTCTCTTACAATTTTAAAAAAGATTTGTCGCAAATCTTCGCCATTATATTCTGTTAATTCAAATCTATGTGTAAAACGACGCGACAGACCTTCATTTTGACTAAAGAACCTTTTTTGCAGTGCTTCTTTATACCCTGCAACAATACAAATAAGATCGTGTGGATGTTCTGAAAGAAATGATGTAAGCATATCAAGTGCTTCTTTTGAATAACTATCTCGTCCTTCACTATCACCAAATGAATATGCTTCATCAATAAAAAGAACACACCCAAGTGCTTCTTCAATCTTTTTACGCGTTTTTTCTGCGGTTTGACCCAAATATTTAGCAATGAAATCATCTCGTTTAACACTTACTATTTTATCATTTTTTAGAAATCCTAATCCTTTATATATTTTTGCTAATATATGACAAATATGTGTTTTTCCTACACCTGGTGGTCCTTCTATAACCGTATGAAGCATATCTATATTTTTATCATCTAGTTCCTGTAAATAAAACACAATTTGATTAAAAATAGATGCTTTAATATCTTTTAACCCAATCATATTTTTTAATTCAATAAGAGGTTCTACTAGATTATTTAATTTACGAATATTAATATTATATCTGCGTTTTTTTAATTTGCGTTTATTATATGATTGTCCAAGAGAAATTAAATCATCAATATCTTTAATATTATCACCAAGCCATTCATAATCGTATGTTTTTTCTAATTCTATTTCTTCTATTTCTTCGTGTTGTTTTCGTTTTCTTTCAATTTCTTCTTGCTTTCTATCTTGTTCATTAAATGAAAATTGAGATGGGTCTTCAATAATAATAATACCTGAAGATTTATCTGATTTATTTGGATTAGTAAATCCACCCATTAAATATTCAAAAATATCTCTGTTAATTTTATCTATTTTATCTTTTGATTTGTCCTTTATATTATCTTTTTTTTTTCTTTGTGGTGGTTTTTCAGATGGGGGGGATGTTAATGGTGGGGATGGAATATCTGGTGAATTAGGTTCTGTTTCATCTGATGATGACGATGATTTATTTATTTGTTTCTTTTTTTTCCTTCTAGGTGGAGGAGAATTAAAACTCCTTAATGGTGGTGTAATAGAAGGTGTAGTATGAGATTTAGGAGGAGAAGGTGATTTTCTTCTAACTGTAACTATAAGGTCTTTATCTTTATTTTCAAAAAACATATTTTTATAAAAATTGTTATTATCAATCGTTGTCAAATATTCTTTTTGTTCTTCTTCTGATAATTCATTATAACATCCATCACACATTAAATCTATATTTTTTTTTTTATCTTCATTATTTATTTTCTTTTTTTTAGATAACCTTGTAGTTCTTATATTAGAATGATACAATGAAAAACAATTATCTTTATTTAATTCAATTTGACAAACACAACAATTCATAATTATAAGTTTAATTATACTATAATCTATTATATTATAATTTCCTTATTTTTAATAATTAATAATCTTTTTATTATTTAATTTTTTTTATTCTCACGATTTTATATTTTTTATATTTTATATATTTATATAGTATATATTTATATAGTTAAATTAAAATAATGAATTCTAAAAAAGGAGGAAGTCTTGCTTCCAACCACGTTCACAGATTATTAAAGGGAGATTGTAAAAAAGGAGGGAAACGCTCTAGAACAAAGAAAAGTAAGAGTAAAAGTAAGAAAAGTAAAAGAAGGACTAAGAAACCAAAAGTTATTAAAAGAAAAAAAAGAACTAGAAATAAAAAAACTAAAAAAAGATAAAAGTAGGGGGTTTATTGGGTAGTGAGTATACGACAATAAATATAAATGCTAGTAATGCTTTAGATGATTTATACAATAATAAAAAAGCATATTTTACTTGTCCTGGAATATTATTAGAATATTTTAGTGATAAAGAAGCAATATTTAAAGAAGCATTTTGTCCGATAGATTCTTCGGAAAAAATGATTGTAATATTAAACCATATGAAAGTTCAAGCAATGATTTTTCTTATTGGTGGAAGAAATACAATTTCTTTAAGTAAAACTTTTAAAGATTGTGAAATTTATGAAGATGCTTTGTCTTTTAATTATTTTTGGCCACATAGTTTTACGACGGGTGATGCGGATAAATTTAAATCATTTATTGATATTTTTAAAAAATATTAGAATATGATACAACCAAAGAAATAAAAACAGTTTATAAAAACAATTTTAAAGCTTTCAAATTGCTAGTTAATAAATGTTGTTTGAAATATATGAGAGAATGTCCTAACACTAACTCAGGTGGAACATAATTTTGTGATTTTACAAGATACAATTTGAGTTCAATGTCAACCACTGTTCATAGAAGATTTAAAAAGATATATCAGATTATATTATAGTTAATTTAATTATTTAAACAACAAACAATTCGCCTTCTTTGGGTATGATTTGTTGGTTGAGGGTGTCGTTTTCTAGGTCAAAGTATTTGCAGTTTAGTCTAGCCATTTTTTTTGTGTTTTTTAAGCGTTTATTATTATCGTCTTCGTCGTGTTTCATATCATTTAAGTTAAACGCCATTTCATTTGTTTCGTAAGGTGTTCCTTTTACAAAACTAGACGGTGATTTTTCTCTTAATTTACGAACACATTTTGCTAAATCATTTTCCACTTTTTGTTTTAATAAAGACCTTTTAATAGTTATAGGAACTTTACCACTTTTGAGGAGAGATTGAGATTTGGATTTTGTGTTTTCATTCTCATTTACCTTATTCGGTTTATTTTTAAGTATATTTGATGTGAAATTTTCACACCCTTTTTTATAAAGAGTAATAACACATACTATTACTACAATAGCAATAGCATAATATAAAAATTCAACGTTTATTTTTTTATCTTTTGAAATCATTATTATATATAATATGTAATAATATTTTTATTAATATAATAAAAATAAAATTAATGTTAAAATTTAATTGGATTTTAAAAAATCAATTATTGTTTAAAATTAAGAAATATTAAAAAATTAAAAATGTTTAAATTTCATTGGTTTTTAAATAATCAATAATTGTTTCTAGTTGTTTAGATATCTTTAAAATAGTCTGCATTTTTAAAGGAGGGATTTTTCTCTTTTCAATTAAATCTACTTTTAATTCAACTACTGTATATTTACTATATACTTTTAATAACACATTAATATCGTGACTACATTTCCATTCTAATAAAATAAATCTTTCCTTATGATTATAAAAATTGGAATTATTAATTTGATGCGATTCAAATACAGTCGAGTTTGATTTAATACAGATATCGGTTGTAGATATTGTAGAATTATCATAGATTTCGTAATCTTTTAATTTGGATTTATATGTTTTTTTAATAATATCATTTTTAATAAAATTATTAAATTTGGAAATTGGTAATGAACTTTTGTCTATTTTTTCTATTTCATAAATATAATCTTCAAAATAATATTTTTTAACATTTTTAAGATTGAAACTTTTTATATCTTCATGGAATATACTATTAATAACTGGTATTATATCATTATTATGTTGTTCTATTTTAGTATTAAATATAAAATCATGCTTTTTTTTACCATAATTAATTGTTATTTCATTAGCATCATTAACACTTCTTGATATGAAATCTTTTATGAAATCATAGGTTGTTATTTGAGATTCTTTCATTCTATTAATTATATTATAATAATACAAAATTCTTAACATTAAAAATTGATTTTAAATTATAAAGTCATTTAAAAACATTATAACTATTAAATAGTAACAATAGAATATTAAATACAAATTATTACTAGATATGTTTTATAGCAATACGTGTCTTAAAATAGATATAAGTAAAGATAAAAGGAAAAATATAAAATATGAAGATATTTATTTCAAATATAAAAAATCACAACTAACTAGTTCAAAAAAATCAAAATCATTAAATGAATTTATATCTAGCAAACTATTATTAAAAATTAGTAAAGATATGGAGGATAAAAAATTTAATTATTTAACAAAAACAAATTCTTTGTATTTTTATACGACTTTGGATATTAATCAAAAACCTGAATATTTTAGTACTTTGGTAGATTTCTTAGAATATATTTATAATTTGAAATGTGATGCATCTTACTTAATATTTAATATTAATGAAAAAGATTATATGATTTCTAATTTAAATACTATTGATTTTAAATCTCAAATTATACTAGATACAAAAAAAGAAGTTAAAACTGTTAAACATAAAAATACTAAAAATAATGATTTAGATGATGATGATATGGAGGAAGATGATTCAGAAGACGATGTAGATGATGATTTGGAAGATGATTTGGAAGATGATAATTCAGAAAATGATGATGATTTAGATAATAATTCAGAAGACAATAACGAGGATGATGTAAAAGAAAGAACTGATATAGTTAATGATGATGATGATGTAAAAGAAAGCAATGATATAATTGATGATGATGATGATGATGATGATGATGATGATGATGATGATGAAGAAGAAGAAATTATTGAAATAAAATCTATGAAAAAAAAAAGAGGCAGGAAAAAAAATATAGTAGATCCTTCCGAAATTGTTAAATCAGTAGGTTCTATACTAGAATTTAATTATAAAATAATTACAAAAGATGATAATCTACAAGATTATGATACTATATATACTAAAAGAAAAATAAACATTGGTATATTTAATAAATTAATAAAAGATAAGGAATTGTCACGTAAAATAGAATCTAGTATTTATAATTATTCTGTTTATAAAGCTGATAATCATAATATAATTCCATCATGGGATAATCCTGATTTTGTATATATTTACATTAATAAAAGTAAAGGTATTTACTTAAATTTAGATGAAAATTCATATGTAGGTAATAAAAACTTCATTGAAAGAATTAAAGAACCGGATTTTAAAATAGAAAAAATCGCATTTTTAAAACCACCGCATATTTATCCAGAAGTATGGAAACCTATTATAGATGAAAATGAAAGGAAGGAAGAAATTCTAAAGAAATGTGAGAATGAGGCATCAACTAATAAATTTCAATGTCCTAATAGAAAATGTAGAGCTAGAAAAGCAGTTTATACTGAAGTTCAAACTCGCTCTGCTGATGAACCTATGACCATTTTTATCACTTGTCTTGTATGTGGTAAACGTTGGAAACAATAAAAAAGTTTTTTAATATAATATTTTAATATTTTAATTATTATTTATTTTTTAGCTTAATTATTTAATTATTCTTCTATGATTTGAACAAATTTCAATTTAAATGCTAGTGGGTTTGGATATTTAGAATCATCTAAAAGAATAGGAACTTTACCTACTATTGGTTCTTTTGAAATATCAACTTTTCCTACTAGATTATTATACATAGATGTTTTAGGAGAAGTAAGTAAGATTAACTTAATTCTTGTTCCTGGTGGGGGTGTTGAGATGAAGTTGGCTTGCTGCAGGTCGTCAAGGGCTGTGAGAGCATCTGTGATTGCTTGCGCTCCTGCCAACTGCAACCACCTTACTGCTTTAGAGAAATCTTGTTCAACACCTTTACCAATGCCGTACATGATACCTAGGTTGAACTGCGCATTCGCAATCTCTGCTTCTGCAGCCTTTCGGTACCACTTGGCTGCCTCGATGTCGTCTTGCTCAACACCTTTACCAATGCGGTACATGTAACCGAGGTTGTACTGCGCCTTCGCACGCCCTGCCTCTGCCGCCTTTCGGAACAACTTGGCTGCCTCGACGTGGTCTTGCTCAACACCTTCTCCATTGTCGTACATGACACCGAGGTTGTTCTGCGCAACTGGAGTGTGCCGCCCGGGCGACCTGTCGTGCACCAGCTTCCAGCACCGCTTGAAGTCCTCTTCATCCGAGACATAGAATGGTGCACGACAGGTTGGGCAGTTGGGTGATCTTCCAACACGAACAGCTGTGTTGCACGCACCGCAGTAAGACTGACCGCACGCAGTACACATCCCATAATGCGCCCCATCCACTATCGCATCATCTACATTATCCATGCAGATTGGACATAAATCTTCTTCTTCTTCTTCTTCTTCTTCTTTTATTACCGAAATATTAGGTTTTACTTTTCTTGATGTACACTCTTCTCTATGGGTAGGTTTCCAATGTTTTTTTTGACATTTTTTATCGCAATATATTACCTTTTTACACTTACATTTTTTTCTAGCACCGGACTCACCACAACAATCACATATTTGTTCTCCTTTACTTTTACTTTTACCACTTTCTGACATTTTTAAATGTTTTATTACTAAATTACTTTGTTGTTAAAAATTCAATTTTTAATGATTATTAGTAATTATATTCTTATTTCTAATTTACTATTTTAACTTTTAAAATTGAATATTATAATATATTAAATTTATATATTAATTATATTAATCATTTTAAGACATTTTTAGGTATATTATTAATAGTATCTAGGGATAATTCACAATAATATATAAGTAAAATCTAAAAATAAATACAAAATAAATACAAAATAAATACAAAATAAATACAAAATAAATACAAAATAAATACAAAATAAATACAAAATAAATACAAAATAAATACATAATACACATAAATACAGAACATAATGTCTAGAATCAATCCTTATAATAATAAGAACAAATTGATTACTAAAAATGATGTTCAAAATATTCTTAAAAAATATGGAATTTTTCAAAATATAAACAATCTTGAAGTTTATCAAGAAGCATTTACACACGAAAGTTATTCATTACCTCATATTGAAAAGGTGATGGAACGCGATAATTTAAAATTAGCAGACCATTTAGATGGCGTTGTTGTTCTTCGCCCTAAATCATATGAACGCCTAGAATATCTGGGTGACGCTGTTATTGAAACAATTATATCAAAATACCTATTTGAGCGTTATCCAGAACAAGATGAAGCATTCCTTTCAAGAATGCGTGTTTGTCTTGTTAAAGGTTCTGCGTTGGCTCACGTAAGTCGTATTATTGGTCTCAATAAGTGTTTAATTCTTTCTAGAACAATGGAAGAAAAGGAAAATGGGCGATTAAAAGAAAATATTTTAGAAGATATTTTTGAGGCGTTTATTGGTGCAATTTTTGAAGATTTTAATACATCTACGTCATCTGGTTATCAATTTGCTGAAAAGTTTTTAATTAATCTTATTGAAGATGAAAGGACAAAAATTAATTTCGTAGATTTAATATTAAATGATGGTAATTATAAGAATAAACTTGTTGATTACTATAGACGTATTTTCAGAACAGGTATCACATTTAAAACAAGGGATATTAAAGAGGAAAATTGTATAAAAACATATTATGTTGAAGTATATCGCAATGATAATCAAGAATTAATTTCTTCAGGTAAAGGTGTAGATAATAAACAAGGTCAACACGCGGCTGCTAAAAATGGATTAATTAAACACAATGTTTTAAAATAAAAAAATATTTTTGATTAATTTTTATAATTTTATTATATGATTTGTTTTAATTTAAAACTTATAAAACTTTTATAAAATTTAATTTTTAATTGATAATGTAAGATTATCATGTAATTTTTTAAGGGCTGATTCAATAACATATTGTTCTACATTACAATTATTACCATTATAAGTATTATAAATATTATTAAATTTATCTAAAACATATGACCAATATGAATGAAATGAATCAATATTATCATTTTGCATATGAAATTCAATTCTACCAAATAATTTTTTGATATCTTGATTATTATCATTATATATCTTTTTATTGATAGAAATTATTTCAGTATTAGGTACAGTATTTGATATTAAATAATTATAACTATTATTTTTTGGTTTTTTAATTATAACTTTATAATTATTTTTATTGTTATTTTTATTTTTATTTTTATTTTTATTTTTATTGTTATTTTTATTTTTATTTTTATTTTTATTGTTATTTTTATTCGATTTATTATTATAGCTCTTTATAGTATTGCTATACATAATTGTTTGTCTCACAACAAAATTACCATTTTGTGAATATTTTGTATGTTTTTTTATCGCATTTAGGTTGTCATTATTATTTAAAGCATCGTATGGATATAATTGATTATTACTCATTTTATATACTTTTGCGAGTTTTATACAGCTTCTTTTTATTTAATCTATTTAATCTACTTACTTTAATTAATATATATAAACAATATTAAGACTAAAAAAAATTTCAATTTTTTTATTTAAGTCTTTTTATAAATAATATTATTAGTATTAGTATTCATTTTTAATAGAAGAATAATTTAAAATAAAAAAATGACGATGTCTAAATCTAAAGCAGCTGCTAAAAAAAAAATGTTTTTAAATAAAATTAAAAATAAAGTTAAAACAAGCAATAAAGGGAGTTATATGGATAGAGACTATTATTATGAAGACAGTGATGGTTCAATATCATCCGATGATGTAGATGTTTTAGAGGAAGAATATTTAGGGAATATTATTAAAGAACAGTATATTATTATTAAATATATAGGTAAAGGTACCTTTTCTAAAGTATGGTTAGTATTTGATTTAATAAATGAAAAATTCATTATATTTAAAATATATTTTAAGGATGATAAAGATGAATTTGAAACAGAATTAAAAACATTAGATGTTATTAAATCAAATAATATGGGGTGTAATTTAAACTATGAAGGTCATTTAGTACACGAATTTATAATTAATAATAATATTGAAATTGGATATATATTAATAATGCCTTATTTAGGATTATCGCTAGCTGATATATTAGAAGAAGTAGGAGAATTATCATTATTAGAAACAAAATATATTATTAAACAAGTATTAAAATCTTTACTAGAATTACATAAATGTAAATATGTTCATACTGATTTAAAAACTGATAATATTTTAACGGATATCTATTCAGAAAAAAATACAAAATATATTGAGTGGTTTAAAACACTTAATATACCAAATCAATATAGAGATATATTAAAACTCAATTCGCCAAGTGATGAAGAATTACTTAGATTAGATAAAAATAAAAGAAAATTTTTAAAAAGAAAAATCAAAAAACGCTCTATTAAAGAGTTAAGTTTATATATTAAAAAGAAGCTCAACAACTACGATACTGATTTACTTAATATTAATACAATAGATTTAAATATTCATAATAATATAGATAAAGAAGATGATATAGAAAGAACAGGAAATAAGGAAGAAGATATAGAGACTGATATGTCTATTAATCATATTGAACTAGATAAAATAGATTTAAATACAGTATGTATTCAACCATCTAATAATAATAACGATAACGATAATGATAATGATAATATGAAATATAATATTATTAATACTAATTTTACATTAATTGATTATAGTAACGCATTACATATAGATGAAATAGAAAATGATGATGAATTACAAATAAGAGCATATCGTTCTCCTGAAAATATTTTAGGTATGAAATACAGTTATCGTTCTGAATTATGGGCTGTTGGTTGTATATTATGGGATATATTAACTGGTGATTATATTTTTGAACCTGAATTAGTAGGTTCCGCTGTATCAAGAGATAGAGAACAGTTATCTTTAATGGAAAAATATCTAGGGAGAATCCCTAAAGAAATATCTTTTGAATGCGAAAGATTTTATGAATTGTTTGATGATTCTGGTAAAATTAAAAAACATCGTAAGGTTGACAGACATAATTTAGAGGGAGTATTAAAAGAGAAACGAGAAGATTTAAATGATGAAGAAATTTCAGAAATATGTGCATTTTTAAGAAAAATATGGATATATAACCCCAAAAATAGACTTAATTTAAACCAAATTATAAATGATGATTTTTTAATTAATATTTAAATTGTTATTGTTATTATTATTGTTATTTTTTATTATCGTTATTGTTGTTATCGTTATTATTGTTAGACTCAGATTTATCTTTGTTTATATTAGTTAAAAAATTTGGTAAGACGCCTGATATTATAATATATCTAGCAGAATAATATCCTAATAACATAAACAATACAAATGATAAAAATATAATTGTATATTTAATAGTTATTTTATTACTAACATACCAACTAGATTTTTTTCTTAAATCAATGTTGTCAGAATTATCTTCATGTGTGTTTTTTGATTTATTGGATGATGAATTTGATTTATCTTTCGAATATTTTTCATAAGAGTCTTTTTCTTGTTTTGATATAAGACCATCTGGTATATCAATACCTATCTCTTCCACTAATTCTCTTTTTTGTGCTTTTAAATCTTTCATCTTTTCATTAATTTCATTTATCATTAAAATGTTTTCTTTATCAAATTTAGCACTATTATTATAACTAATTGTTCTCCCATTTAATCTTTGTGTTAATCTATTTGTTTTTCTAGCAAATACTAATTTAAACGCTTCGAATAACGTTTTACTTATAATACCAGCTTCCTCAAAAACTATATAATACCAATTTTGATTACAAGGTTGTTTTGGCAATGAACCGGCATATGTAAAAAAACCCTTATTTTTAGGTAATAATAATTTTGGACCCCAATCGTCATTTACTGGTATTTTAATTTCCTTTTTTGTACTTCTGGTTGGTATTCTATTCATAAACTGACTAAAAAATTCGTTAGGTTGTCCTTTATCGTGTCCTATTTTATAAAATAATGAAATTATAATACCCTTATTTTCTGATTCCCAACTATCATCGTTATTATTATCATCTTCATTATTATTTTTTTTTGAATTATTATACGCTCTTTCATTCATACTTGATATAGAATTATGATACAGCATTACTTCTAAATCATAATTTTCACCATTAATAGTATGCATAGATGGTGTATGTAATGTTGCTTTTTTTAAATTAAAAATATTTTTATCACCTCCAAAATGATAATTTTCATCTTGTTCTGATTTATGCCCATCATAAGAAATAAAACTATCTCCATTAAAATAAATAGTTGGAATATTTTTTTCATTTATAATATTACAATCACTTGGTTGATACGAAACAGCTAATTTACAATCTACATCACATCTATTCTTGAAATTATCAAATGTACTTGTATCTATATTAATTGGTGATTGTTTTTTTCCATTTTTACAAATAGGATATTTATCCATATCAATATAACTCATTTTCTTTTTATTTTTCTTTTTGATTTGTTTTTAGTTTTATATATTATTAATTTTATTAGATATTATTATATAAATAATTATACATATTTAATATAATATTAATTAAAATATAATATTATGTTTTACCTAATAGCCTTTTTACTTATTATAGTTTTTATTATAGAAACTTTTAAAAGTATAAAATTATTTGATTACTACAATGAACAATTTAAAAATACAAAAAAAATAAATAATAATTATAGTAATAGTAGTAGTAATAATAATATTATAAACAGTAATATTGAACATTTCAATTCTAGTAATTTAAATTCTGATGAAGATATTAAACAAATGACTAAACACGGATATTTACCTCATAATATAGGAGACAGTTCTAACTATCAATTAAATCCAAATAAAACGAGTATTCAAGAATTACAAGAAAAATACGACAGTGGTGTATATAAATATGCCCCTAGCTATGACTCTAGTATGGTATATAATGAAGATTATTTTAATCCAGTTAAAGATAAATATACTAAGAATAGGAGAGATTTACCTAGAGATTGGAAATGTCAGAGGTCTTGGTTTGATTGTGCGATGGATGAAAATTATTTTAAGAAATTTAAAAAACCCTAGTGTATTTAGTTTAATAAAACATTTTATTAAGAAAAAAATATTATTATATATAATATAATAAGAACTTTAAGAAAAATATTAAGTAAATATTTAATAATTATAAATTATGTCTAGTATAAATAATATTTATAAATCTAATCTGGATATTATTATAAATTGGAAAGGGGGTGATTTAATAAAACTAAAAGTATGGGATGAAATAGATGAAAATGAAAATAATAATACAGAATATATATTAGAAATTGATGGATGTTATTTTAATTATTTTAAAAATATTGTTCCGGATTTTAATAATATTATAAACATTTTTAATAAATCGTTTAATCATTACTTAATATTAATTAGTATGTCTAGTAATATTACAAATATAGATAACAGCTATAATGAATTAGATAATGAAGAATATATTTCTAATATTATAAACTATCTTGAACAAAGTTTAGAGGGATTATACAGATTTAAAGAATATTATAATAAAACAACCGATTATGATACATTAGAGAAATTCTATAATAATTGTATTTCGCACCTAGATTTAATAAAAAAAAATAATATAATTCATAGTTTTTATGAAATGAAGAATTTAGAAAAAGAGAATTTAAAAACATATAATAATGAAAACGAAATATTTACTGAAATAGATTACGAAGATATTGAATTTGAAAATTCTAGTAATAATTGTAGGAATATACTTACTTATTTATCTACTTTTTTAGTAAGAATTACAGGAGCAATTTATAGATATACTGGTTTTGATATTACATTTGGTAATTAATTTAATTTTTAATTTAATTTTTATTTAATTTGTAAAAAAAAATATTATTATATCAATATATATTAATAAGTAAATATTAATAACTATTTTTGTTAATTAAAAATAATTTATATTAAATAAAATGGCTGATTGTTATAGAACTTCTGATAATAAATATAATGACGCTCCTCCTCTTATGGCTGACGGGCGTCATTTTACCGATTACCGTCCTAGTTGCGATTTAAACAATATGATTATTAGAGATAATAATATTGTTAATTCTTTTGATGGACGTCAATTTTTACAAAGAAATGCTGAAGAAATTATGAATATTAATAAAAAAGATGCTTGTATGAGAAATTGTAATAGAGAATGTGGTGGCGATGTTAAAACTGATTTAGTTGAAGGGTTTGAAAGTACTATGCTACCAGAGAAATATAAACAAGTATGTAATGGAAGTACATGTGAAGTAGTTGAGAATGACCCAAATGGTATTGGATTAGGAAGAGAATATTTTACAAAAGACCACGAACAATTTTTGGAAGTCGCTAATAAAAATTTGGAAAAAAATAACTGTGAAAACTTTAATGAAATGGTTGACGTTCAAGCATATGATATGAGCGAAAACTTATACGACTTAAGAACTAGCCCATAATTTTATTATTTTTACTATTTTAATTTGTGTTTTTTTTTTAATATAAATATTTTATAATATTAAATATTAATTATCATATTTAGTTTTAATAATATATACAATGAGTGAAAAAGAAACAGAACCTATAAAATATATTGATGTTGGAACGCAAGTAAATCTAGATGAGGAAGAATTAAAAGAAAGGGGTGACAAAATTAAATTGGAAAATGTTCGTAAATTAGTGTTTGGTGGTGGATTTTTAAAGGGTTATGGTTTAATTGGGTGTGCGAAATATTTATTAGAGAAAGATATTGTAAAAAACATTGATACCTATATTGGGAGTTCAGTTGGAGCCTTTGTTCTTATGTTTTTAGCATTAGATTACAATATAGAAGAATTATTAGAATTGATATACACTTTTGATTTTCATAAATTTGAAAACTTTACTATGGAAAACATTCTGAATTTTAATATGAATTTTGGTGTTGATGATGGAATGAAATTCGTACAATTTATTAAAAATGCTATATATTTTAAAACAAAAAATTATTATACTACATTTAAACAATTATATGAATTAACTGGAAAGCGATTTATTGTTACTGGAACAAATATTGAATTACGAACGTGTGAATATTTCTCTCATTTAACAACACCAGATATGCCTGTTTGGTTAGCTGTTAGAATTTCTACTTCTTTCCCTTTTTTCTTTAATAAAGTAGAATATAATGGAATAAATTATATTGATGGTGCCGCATCTAGCAATTGTTCTATTGAATATATTGAAGATGTATTAAAAGAAACAATAGATGATACATTATGTGTTATTTTACGGAGTTTAAATGATTTAGAATATAAATCAACAGATAATGAAAATGGAAAAGAAAAAAGAGGGGAAAACTTAAATGATGATAGAGAAAGTTATTCATTTTATAATTACTTACTAGATGTATTTTCATCTCTGCGTTATCAAGATATTTATAGATTAAAAAAATATAAATATAATTTACTAGAAATTGAATTACACGCTAAAATGTATACAGAACATATATCTAAGGAATATATATATAAATTATTAGGTACAGGATATGAAGTAACTAGGGAGTTTTTTGGGGATTAGTTTTTATTAAGATTAGCTAATATTAATTCATTAATTTCTTCTAATCCTGATAGGTTTTTTATATCAGAAATATGATATTTTTTTATTATTATTTCCTATTGTGTTAGTGTCTATTGGATTATTTACTGTTGCGTTATTTATTATTGTGGTATTGTCTCTTAGATTATTTGCTTTATTATTATTTACTTTTGCGTTATTATTATTTACTGTTGTGGTATTGTCTGTTGGATTATTATTAAGATTATTATTTTTATTTTTATTTTCTATATCATTTAATATTAATTGATTAATTTCTTCTAATCCTGATAGATTTTCTATATCTATATTTGCGTTTTCCCTAAATTTTTCAATATATTCTTCATTATGTGCTTTTAAGTCTTTAGTAGTCGCTTCAAATACTTCTTTATCTGATACACTTTTAAGTTTATTAACTTTATCTGATAATAAATCAATATCGTCGTTTTCATTGATTATTCCCTTTGTTACTAATATTGGTTTTAATATATTAAGAGCTTTATTTATATTATTTGAATTACTATCTTGATTATACAAAATAATTAATTTATTATCGATATCTTCTTTAGCATATTCAAAATGTTCATTTACTACTAACTCATAAAATGAATTAAAATTATCTGTTTTTATTTTGCGCTGAGATAAGATATCATTTACATATTGTGTATACATATAACTATTTAATGGTTCTATTTTATTACTTTTATTATTTAAAAAAATTTTTTTTTGTGTAAAATTAGAATTAATATTATTGTGATTGTATTTTAGTTTTAATAATTTATAATTAAGATCTAATACATTATATTTAAATAATTCATTTAATAGTTCTTCTTTATGTGCAAAATCATAGTTATCATAATCATTTTTATTTATAGTAACATCAATTTTGTTTATTTTTGTAATATCTAATAGTTTATTTATATAATTATTAAATGATGCCTTTATAAGAACTAATATATTTTCAAATTTTTCATATAAATCATTAAAATTAATATTAGAAACATCATACACACAATCTATATCTTTATTATCATTACCACAATATAGTTTATTTAAATACGCTTTATTAGTTTCTGTTTGTGTTTGCGGTATATTAATATTTTTGTTAATTATATCTATTTTTAAATTACTAAAAATATTAAAATATTTTAATTCATTATAATCGTTGATATAATCTAATGAATTTAATAACTTTATTATATTAATCATATGAACATAAATTTTGTATTCATTAGTATCTTCTACAAAATCATTGTTCACAAAAACTACTTCATCAAGAAAGTAATTTGGTTTGTTTCCTACGGTGAGATAATTAATAATATGATTTATTTTTTCTATACTAAACATGAATTCACATAGTTCTATCCATAATAATAATTTAAATCTTTGAATGTAATTATCTAATAAATTTTTTTTAAAATCCAGTGTATTATCTTGTGTTTTTAGTAGGGAATTTATTATTTTAGAATCAGAAATCATAATAGATTTAGAAGGTAATCCATTAGATATTGTATTTGCTACTGCTGCTTCTGCTTCTGCTTCTGCTTCTGCTGTATTTCCTGCTGTATTTCCTGCTGTATTTCCTGCTGTATTTCCTGCTGTATTTCCTGCTGTATTATTACCACTAGATGATATAATTCCTTTACTCACTAATACACCAACTACAATACCAGCAATTGCTAGAACACATACAACACCTATTATTATTTTTGTTGATTTTTTTAATCCAGTTTTTTTACTTATTGTTCTTGTTTTTGTTTTTGGTTTTGGTTTTGTTTTTCTGTTAACATTAGATTTGCGTTTAGGCATTATTAAACAATAAGTAAATAAATTTAATTGTGTATTAAAAGTTATTATTAATATTAAGTTAGAATTTAAAATTAAAAAATTAGGAATTAAAAAAATTAAATTAGAAATATTTATTTAGAACATTTTTTGGCGAACGCATTTAATCCAGCAACTGTTCGTTCTCCATTATATTCTTTAACATCACCACTAGATGTTCTGCATTTAATTGTTGGATATCCTTTAACATTGTTTTCACTTATTTTATCAGAATCTTCATCGGCTTCATATTCGACAACATTTATTTTTGCTTGTTCTTTGAATTTTTTCCATTCTGGCATAAATCTTACACAATGTCCGCACCATTTAGCGTGAAATAACATCATTGTTGGTTTTGAATTATTATTCGCATATCCTTCCGTAGTATTATTATTATTATTATTATTATTATTACCATTTCTTCTATTCATTAATAAATAATAAACGACAAGTATCACAATAATAATAAGTAACGCATCTGTCATATCTAAATTAGATAAAGCATTATTTGATGAATTAAGCGATGAATTCTTTGATGATGATTTTCTTCTTGTAGAAGGTTTTGATTTGGTTTTTTTAGGCATATTTAATTAAAATATTATAGTTGGATTTGTATATTTATATTATATATAATATAATATTAGAAAATAATAATGAAAACTATAAAATTAAATAAAATTTAAAAGAAATTAAAAGAAATTAAATAAAATTTAAAAGAAATTAAAAGAAATTAAATAAAATTTAAAAGAAATTAAATACTAGCATATTTTAAAGTATATGTTTTAGCTGTTTGAAAAAATTCATCTTTATCTTTATTATAAATATCAGCTGCTCTTACATCCAAAGGGTCGTCTGGATTTGGGTCACTTAATAAAGATGAAATACTTAAAAGCAATTTTGAAACTGTTAATGCTGGACTCCAACTGTTACCTAAAATATCTAAACAAATATTACCGTCTTTATTAATATTTGGATGAAAAATCCTTGTATTAAATTTAACTTTAGGTGGTTTGAAGGGATACGTCTCTGGGAAATCTATTGTTAATTTAAACATACCATTTTCGTATGGTGTTTTTTCTGGACCAATAATAGTAGCATCCCACGTATTAATATCATCATTTATAATACCAGCACTACAATTTACAGGAGGATCTTTTTGAAGTTCTTGTAATTCTTTTCTTAATCTCTTAATACTCATGACAGTTAAATGTCGTTATGTTATATGTTTATTATATTAATAAACTCTTAATTCATAAAAAAAAATGTATTTTATTTTTAAGTTTTGTATTATTTAATAAATTATTACTATTTAGTATATAGTATTTTATATAATATTATAGATTTTGTATTAATATAGTATGGTTAAAAAAAATAGTAAAAGTAATAAAAGTAAAAAAATAGATGGTATATATCATAAAAAAAAAATACCTAAAAAAGTAAAAGAGGAAGTATGGTTTACTATTTTTGGAAAAATATACGAATCAAAATGTTATATATCTTGGTGTTCTAATAAAATAAATGTATTTAATTATCACGTAGGTCACGATATACCAGAATCTAAAGGAGGTACTGATGAAATAAATAATTTAAAACCCATTTGTGATAGATGTAATCTTAGTATGGGTCATAATTATACTATTAAAGAATGGAATTATAAATTTAATAAAAATACTAATATAGAAACAAAAATTATAAATGATAAAAATGATATTAAATATTATAATTTTTATAAATATATAAGTTTTAGTGTATTTATTTACTTATGTTTTAATAATTTTGAATATATTAATAAAAATATTAGTAACACTCTTAAAAACAATATAATTGGTGAAAAAAATATAATATATAATTTAAATTATTTTGTAAATAGTTTTATTAAAAATATAAGTTATTATTTTTATAATTAAAAATTATAAACAACACGTTGTTGATTATGTCTTGATTTTTTTTCTAAATTTCTCTCTTTGTAGTTTGTGTTTTTTCTTTTTTTATTAGATACATTACTATCTATAGATTGGAGTTTATCGTATTTTTGTAATACTTCTTGGTCTGACAATAAACGTTCTTCTATTACTCTATTCCATAAATGTTTAGAATGATTATATATTTCATCCCATTCTTCTTTATTAAAATGACACTCTTTAAGAGAATAATTATTTACTTTCCAATAATAAGTTGTATCTAATTCATAATTTTTAGAAATAAATGTTGCTGTTTCATCAGCTATCCATTTATTAATTGCTTCTTTAGTATAAACTGTTTTTATATCAAATAATGTTCCTTTATAAGTATTATTATCTTTATGTTTAAATTTTAAAAGGATACCTTTTTCCACCCCATCTCTACAAATATTCGATAATGTTATATTGCTATTTTTAACATAATTATTCTGTTGACTAATACTTAAATGTTCAATATGAGGCATATCAAATTCAAATTTATCTTCTAAAAATAGTTGCTGTGTATCATAATATGTATAATTGTTTTCCAGAAAATCACATTTATATAATTTACAAACTTCTTGTTGTGTTGTAATTTGTTTTTGATATTCATATTTAATTTCATTTGTAATAGTTCTGGAATAAGGATTTTTAATTTCTAATAAATTCCCAAATAAAGCAAAAATATTTACAGTAAGATGTTCTGGGATATTTTCAATAGATAAATTATCATAATCAATATTATACATATCAAACCCGTCAATATCGTGAACTACACCATCTGGACTAGCTCCAATAAAAGATATGAATTCGTGTGGAATACATCCGTACTCTTTAATTTTAATTAAATTCCTTGTTTCATATAATACTTGAGATACTTCCTCAAATATAGTTCCGTGTGTAGTAGCTGGACTTGATATAAATTCTTTTTTAATACCTATTTTTTCTTGTATTAAATCTAATTTATAACTTTCTGTTTTTAAAACTTTATAAATAGAACTAGCCGACAATACTTCATTTCTCTGTGCAAACCATTCAGGTGTCCGTTGTTCTACCATTGGAATTTCATCCATTCTCTTTATATTTTTAATAATTATTTCAATATGTGGTTTCATAAATAAGATATATGCTACAATATAATGTTTTTCATTATAACTATCGTCAATATCACTAATACTAATATTAGGGTATTTTTTAATAATTAAATTATTGATTAACACCCTCATTTTATTTATAGGAATCTTAAATGTTAAATCATCGTAACTTAAGTTATTTTCTGTTTTATAATTTGCTATAATTTTCATAATTTCTTGAATAATCATTTGATTTTCCATTTTAATGTAAAGTAATGTAATTTATTTACTATAATTGTATATATATATATATAAAATCAATTTTATATATTTATTTATATTATAATTTGATAACTTTTATTTAAAGTAATTAAATATTAAATATTTAATATTTAATCATTGTGTATATTTATAGATACAGTATATATTTTGAAAATGAATAATACCCATTTATATAATGAAAGATATACATCTG